ATACAAAGTATTGGTTTCTTTTTTGCGGTGAATGCTAATTGTATTCTGTCCCCGTTGTGTTCCTGCATCTGCATTGTATGTGCAATATAAATTGTCTGTAGCTTCTGCATTAGCAAATACAAAGATTTTGCGTTCTGGTATGGTATAGCTTTGTTGTATGTAATCTGATACTATGTTTAAATCTGACTTATGTGCAAATGTGCAAAGTAGTTGTGTTTTCACTCTTCCTCGTCCTTACGTTTGTTGTTGTATAAATTCATATTTAGGATATACTGATTTTAATCCAAATACCCACATTCCTTGAGATAATCCAATAATAGCCCAATCAGATGATGTTGTTACAATTGGAATACCTGGATTATTTACATCATATGCAATTAATCCTAAAATTCCATCAAAGAATTTATTTTTCGTAGAATTTAATAATTGAATCATATAGTTTGGATTTTTAACTAACTCATTATGTTTTAGTTTGTTAAACCATATTGCTGCATTATTTGTTTCGTTGGTAATTTGTTGACCTATTTTAATAGAAACTTCGATTTGATCTCCAGCACCTTGTTGAATTTTTTCAAAATCTTCAGCGGTTATCCAATATGATGCCGATTGATTACCCGTTTTTATTGTTAATCTCGTATCTCGAACATCTGTGTCTAAGTCTGTTTTCCACAAAATATCATGAATTAACTCCCAACCTTTGTGCATTTGAGACCAACCACTTTTATAACTTATTTCCGTATTTGCAATATTATCTTGTAATGGAATAAAAATTCTTTCTAGCACTTGAATTAATTCATTCAATTGTTTCCAGGAATGCGGATCTACTAAATCTTTTAATTCTTCAAATGAATCTCCCATATTTGCTAATGGCTTTACGATATCATTGAAAAAGTTTACGGTTTGTGTTAATAAATCGCCATCAACAGGCATTCCAGATTTTGCAGGACGAAATGTTTTTCCTTCTGGAGCTTTACCCATTTCTCCAGATTTTGTTAGTCTGGGTAATTTGCCGATTTCTTTAACTTCCCATTCTCCGCCAGGCATAATAATATCATGTGACATCGTTCCACCGGGTTGCGAATCGGCTACTGCTAATAATATTTGAATTTCACCTTTACCCATTCCTGCAGCAGATTTTCCGGTAGGTAAAATATCATAAAACTTAGCAAAGGCTCGATATCCGCTAGACATATATGACTCAACAGAATGTTGCCGATAATTTTTATTAAATTGTTCTTGTTCTTGAGGAGATAAACTGTCGTAACGATCTTGTATTTGTTGAGTTAGATCATCCGATAAATTTAATTGCGAAAAATCTGTCTGTTCTGTTATTATGCCCTGTGCTCGATTAACAACAACTCGTGCTTCTAACGGCGTTAAATCAGTCATTTCCAAAATAACATGATATAACAGTTCATAGTCCTTAGATTTAGTTGGATAACCTTTTGGTAATCTATAACTCCATTCTGTTAATATCGAATCTATAGTCATAATGAGATAGTTTTCATTTTATCATAAATATCGCCGACTTTACATTTTACCGGCAAATTTCCTTGTTCTAACATGTTCTTGATAGCAGGAAGCAATTCTCGTGCTTCTTCATAATTCATATCAAATAGCACAGAGTCATATGTATATAATACTATGCAACTTTCATAATCTTGTAATAAGTCTTGTACTTGTTGCAATTTGCGTACTGATACTTCGGTTTCGATGGCCTGTAAATAGTAGTTAAACAATTTAAATGCTGTCATGTTTTGCACTGCATCTTTGCATATACTACGTTTTGTGATAGGTGTATAAATACATCCTGCACGTTTCCATTTATCCCATAATGTGTACACAAAATCATTTACTTTGCGAAAAAATGGTATTGACAAAAACTCAGAATCAATTCCTCCGTAAAGCAATCGAAACGTTATGGCTTTGCTTTCTGCACGTTGTTCTTCTGTTAATGCATCTGTATCAAAATAGAATCTACCCAAATAATCATGTATAGATGATGCGGGCAATTCGTATCCAATAGCCGTTGCAATCAATCTAACATGATATGAATCGAAATCCATTTCAACCAACGCTCCTTGTTCAAAGCGACTACAAAATGCTGCTCTGGTACCATCTTCTTTGTTCATTGCTGCAAAATTGAAACCGCCAAATGCATTACTAGGTCGACCTGTTACTGTATGATAATTGTATTGTGAATATACTCGTTCACGGTGAATCAATTCTGGCATACGAAACTCATCAGTAACTGCTAAACCCGCAGATTCAATTTCTGCAAATACTTGCGGATAGGTTGCATTAAACTGCAAATATGATTCTGATAATTCTGCATTAACACACATTGGCCAAGCATAGTGTCGAATCTTTTGGCACATTGCTAAATGTTGCTGTAATGGAACGATACTATTAACTGCAGGTAAGTTTGTGTGTCGGCGCCAATAGAAACGATGTGCTGCAGTTGGATAATGCGATTCATCATATGCTTCGGAATATGTATACCACCACAATGTCTTAACATCCCATACGGCAGCATTACCTCCCGTTTGTAGCCATTGCTTCTTGTCATGAACAAAGATATTCTCTAATGCCAAAAACTCCGGGACAAGCTCAGTAAAGCCCCTTAGTTGTTCAGAATGACGAAATGGAATTATGCGTTCTACGGCATCTTCTGTATAAATGTATACAGCACATAGCGTATTTACTGCAACATGTTGTGTGGGACTACAGAATATGGGAACTAGCAATGTTTTGCGACCACGAACATAGTTCAAAGTACCACGAGCATCTTCTATAGTATCCACAATCATATATGAATAATAAGAAAAAAATGTTAAGAATCCAAGCCGTTGATGTCTTTAGGTACAACGATATCAACATCAGAATAAAATTGAATTGGATTTGACAATACTATATTTATTCCGGACATAGTTTCTTGAGCTACACGTATTGCATTTAAATTTTGTTGCATCACACTAGGTAGTTCTACGCCATTTCTATATTGAGTTTCAAGTGTCCCGGTTATGATCCATTTTATTGCAATGGTTTGATATAAATTTTTATCAATTCGTTTAGCTAAATATGCATTATATTGTTGTAAATCTATTTCTATAATCTTAGATTCATTTGTTTTTTTAATGAAATATCTAGTTATAAATCCAGCAACGCGATCGTTCTGATTTACAATTGGAGTATATGATTGCGGTGTTTGTGTTTGCACTGTTATTGTTTTTAATTGTTTGTATGCCGAAACATCTTTTGATTCGGTAACAAACGGCAACAACTTGATTGATTTTTGTGGATTCCACTCCGTTTCAGAATATACTTCTCCGGTTGTATATGTATGATATGGTCCAATATATTCAACACGCGCTTCAGTTTGCCATTCGGATCCAGTTGTGTACAATGCTTTTGTTATTTGATTCGGTGTATAATGTAAACGCAATCTAGCCATATCTTACTTATTTTTTAATTCGAACTCTAGGATTACATTTGATTTTTGTTTGCCATTGACCGCTTGTTTGTACGGTATGTGTAATTCCTAAAACGGTAAACACAAATGCATCTGTATATCGTTTCGGAAGGCCGTCAAAATTTAAAACATCGCCAAATTTAAATCCATTTATACCATCAATTGTAAATTCCAAATCCATTGGAAATATAGATTTCGTTTGTTCAATTGAATCTTCTATATTTTCATAGTAAAATGATACGTAAGTTTCTAATGCTTTTTCTAAATCGGTAATTACTTCCGGAACATTTGGTTTTAAAACATAATCATATTTTTTATCACCCAATTCTAACAATGCCGTTTTATGTCGCTGCGTCCAATCTTGTTGCAATTTAATTTTAGTATCGCCGTCTGCATAAATATATGGATTATATGCAGTTTGTTTTTGAGTACCAGTATTCCAAGATTCAGCGCCGAATATCATGTTTTTTACGCTGTTTGGCACGTTAGATGTCAATGAAAATTCTCTAACAACCGATGTTCCATTTTTTGTTGCAAATGCTGGCAATGTAAATTCAAAAACATTAGTTGTAGATTTAGTATAAAATGAATCTGTATATAATAAAAAATCCGGTACTGTTGGGTGTTGAATCAATACCATATTAATTGCTTTACCTGTATGATTCAATATTATTTCACTTATGCGAATCAATAAATTTTTTACGGTAGGCTGTTTACTTAAATCGCCCGGAGTACCATCCAATGTTGCAATAATATCTCGAATTACTAATGTATCAATATAAATTCTACTAGGAAATGCTTCATTATTTACTAGAAATCCGGGAGAAACTGGTTCTACTTTCGGGAACATTTTTAAAATTTTATTTCGATCTGGTTGCTGAGCACGCGTAGCATTTGAATCAAAAAAGTATTGATCGGTCACGCTATCAGAAAGACCATGCCATAATAATACCTTTAACGGATCAGCTGACACTAAACGTTCATATACGTTGCTAAAACAAAATTTATCATCGCAAGTAATGGTTGCAGATTCATTGATAGTAACTAACAATTTTGTATTGATATGATCAATTAAATATCCTAAACTAATCATTTTTTTAAGTTTAGGAGCATTACTAGAACCGATATTATATGGCGTACCTACAATAATTCCTCTATCAGTAAATCCAGGTGTTAAATATTCAAACTCAGTTTGTGCATCTCGTTCATATGTTTTTGAAATTTCATCAATTTCTGCAATTAAACTTGTATATAAATTTTGAACTTGACTGGTTTGTGTAGTACCAGCGCTATCTGTTTCTGGGCCATTATTGATATAAACTTGAACGTCTACATATGTATTAGTTGTACCTATTGCATCAATTGATACTGAAACGGTGCCATCCGGATTATATGTAAAAGAAAATGATGATATTCTACCTTGAAAATAAAATTCATTCATTTTGCGCAAATTTGAAATATCAACGCCTGGATATAATTCTTGTATTTGTTTAGTCGATGGTAATTTATCTTCATCTAACAATGGATCTGTTATAATAGCTTCATTCGGATGTGCAATTTGTATGCGTATATGTCGACCTGGTTTGCAATATATTTCTTCAATTTCAAATAAATCCGTAGTTCCATCAAATACCATAATAGTAAACGTTGCTTTGTTTAAATGCCCTTTTGATTGATCCGTCGTTTCAATTGTTACATCTTGTATTACTGGCGGAATTCGATGTGCCGTACGAACTGCATCGTTTAAGTATCCCAGCGGCCCAGATGGCATATATGAATTTGCAATTGGCGTTAAACCTCCCAATATTCCAAAACCGCCTATAGGTGCAGAATCGGCAGTTGGTTTTGATGCATATGCTTCTAAAACAACATTAGCCATTTTACCCAACATAAAATCGAAAGCTTTAGTTGATCGATCGGAAACGCCGGCAGCACCCCGAGCTATTAATTCTCGCTGAATTGCTCCATTAACCTGTGAATAAAATAACGAACTCATCTAGATGTATTTACTTTTTGTATTTGTGCTTCTATATCAGAAACATCTGGTATTCTTAATAACGTATTTTGTGGAACAATTAAAGATCCTTTACCTAACCCATTTGCTGCAGCAATTACCCACCATAATGTAACATCATTATATAAATCAAATGCCAATAAATCCAAACGTTCTATGGTAGTTGTTTGAATATATGTATCATTTGGCGATAATTGAATGTTTGGTAGAATAATGGTAGATCTTCGTTGTTTACCATTTGCATTTTTTATAATTTTAGATTCAGCATATCGATTCATAATATATCTTATTTATGTAGTTGTAGTTTAAATTTAATTAATTTTTTTCTTTAGATCTTCCTGCATTTTTTGCATCAATGAAACGTTTCAATGTTTCAGCTTCATCATTTGTTCCAAAGTCACTTAACCAATTACTACCGCCTTCAGTTGGCGTACCAGTTTTTCCATCAAATGATTTTGCCAATGAATAGAATTTACCATGTTTCTGCGGTAACCAATCTGTTAATACATTTAGACCCATTTGCACAGTAACTTTATGAGGCACCTCCATCATTGTAGGATCGCCTTCTATGTTAATCTCCCATGTTGTATCAGAATCTGCTAATGTATATGATAATGAAGAAATAATTACGGGCTGTTGTATAAATAAATCTCCAAGTGTCATACGCATCCATGGGGATTTCATTGCAATGGTATTAACCCCATATTCTGGAGTTGTATATCCTGCAAGTGCATTAAGTTTTCTCCAAATTGGTTTTACTTCATCTCGCGATGTTGGATATACTGTAAAATTTAATGAAATTTCGCGCGTATAACCCGTATAAATATAATTAGGGTCTGCTCGTCCTATCATTTGTGCTTCTGTCCACGATGGCGAATGTGTATCTGACAACGAATCAATTGTTGCTCGGAATACAATAATATCATCTTTATCGGCAGTATTACCAGCATGTAATTTCGGACCAGTAAAATAAAATTTTATAAAATCTTTTGTTAGGTCCGTTGCTGAAATAAAACTGTTAAATTTATCCCATTTTTCATTTCCAGCATTCCATTGTGGTTTCCAAACATATACGCTTTTTAATTTGCGTTGACCAAAATCGATTACGTTAATTTTATCACCTAAAAATTCGGTAGCTCGTTCCAATGGATTTGTAGTTGGTGCCCATTTACCATCTTTTGGAGTAGGTCCAATAACCCAACGGGTTGCAACATTTGTTCGTATGGTAAAATCTCTTCGAAGTGCATTTGGATTTCCTTGATCTCCCCAGCCATATATTGATTCAACGTTAAATATAGTATATGCACCTCCAGGTAATGCCGAAGCGGCTGCATATGCAATACTATTTGCAACGCCTCGGGCATCTAAATTAAAAGTTCCGCGGGCAGCTGACGATGCCCCATCTAACCTTACCGTATTAACATCAAATATATTGCCGGAATACCGAAATGATCTAAAATCTTTATATTTTGATATTGCCCAATTTTCAATGTCATCGATTCTATATATAGGCATTGCAACATATGGTTTACCCATATTTTCATCACCGCCGGCTAACATGTATGCTGTTGTTTCTAATGGAATTGGAATTTTTGAAATTAATGGTTGAACAAATTGCTGGGTCAATGGATTTCCAATACCAGATGCAACACCTGACAATGCATTTTTTCCTATAGTTAGCCATGTAGCACCTTTAGCTACATTTCCTCGATTTTGCAATACACTGTATCGTGATGGATATGTTGCACCAGCTGGGTTTGTTAGCAATCGAAAATCATTTTCGTTAACGTTGGCATTGAGATTAACCACAGGAAATATAGTATTAGCATATCGGTCAGGAGTCGTTTTTATAATAGATTCATCTGGAAATGTAGTATTGCCATATGGTTTATTTATATTGTATTGTTCTGGCATTGTGTTCCTTATGCTATATTACCTAAGTTGTTCATAGCTTGACCTTTTCTAATTTGCAATCTAGATGCTATTTTGTCCCCGTCGAATACGTTGGTTACTTGAAATGACATTCCTTGTAAAGCCGATGCAACTGCCGATGCAATAGCTTTAGCATCTATTCCACTATTGACATCTATAGTTGGCGCAGCTAAAACATTTGCTACATCGTCTGTAGCTCCTCGTATGGTTGATGCAGCTAAAACATCGTCGCGGGTGTTTGTTGCTTCTCGTATATTTGGTGCTGCTAAAACATCATCTCTGCTATCTAATGCAAATGATCCAAATGGACCAGATACTACAGTATTAGCACCGCCGGCGGGAATAAATAAATCGCCAGATGATTTTGTATCGCCTAATGCGGTTGCATTATTACTGCCCTCACCGCCTTTTTTAACTAGATCAAAGAAATCTTTAATGGTGTTAACTATACTACCGGCAGCATATGCACCTTTGGCAAGGTCACTGTTTCCTAGAGCTGTAACTAAGGAATTAGAGGCGTCGATCATTTGTTGTGAATATTTATTTGCATTATTAGCTAAATCAGTTACTTGTTGTTGATAAAGCGCTGCTGGATCTTGTTTTGGATCTGTAACTTTATATTGGGCGAGTATATTATCGGTAAGGTTTTGTTGTGCTTGATCTTGTTGTTTGTCAAGTTCTGTTTGTTTAGATTCTAATGCAATTGCCGTCTCTTGCAATGTTAATTCTCTATCAGTTATATTATTTGCCGTTTTATAATCAGCTATTAATTTTTTGTTAAGTTCGGCACGTTTTTCTTCTTCATCTTTTGTATCCGCTGTAACTTGTTCGTTTAATTGCATCTGAGAATACATTGCTAATAAATCTGCTTTTTGCATTCCTAATGCATCAGCAGATGCTTGCAATAGCATCGGATTTTTTTTAAACTGTTCGCCATTGGCCTTAACAAATTTTTCAATTTCTTCGGTTATTGCTAACGCATCGCCGTCTAAACGAGCTTGTTGTATTGCAGCAACATTTAAGTTGTCTGCTCCAAGTATTTGAAGTTCAATTTCTTTACCAATTGCAGATTCAATATCTAACATTGAATCGCCAACGGATAATACATCACTTAATTCGATACCTAATTTTTTAGTTTTAATTACAGCTTCTGCCAATTTTTCGGGCATCTGGCCAAAAGTTCCTGCAACTTCTGCATCAACACTTCCTAAACCTTCAATTAAATCAGTATATACACCTTGATATTGAGATTCATATTTTTTTGCAATCTTTAAAATAGCTGCTTCTGATGTTTCAAACCCGGCTTTTGCCGTTTTACCCATCAATGTTTGATTTTGATAAAACTTATTAACAACATCAGAAGCAATACCTAATTTATTTCTATATTGTTCTGTTGTTTTTGCTAATTTACCAGTGAATGTAGTTTCATCTTTGATACTACCAATAAATGCAGCTCGGCCTGGTAATATTGAGTTTAATTCTACTGCATAATCTTTTAACTTTTGAGCATTGACTCCAATTGTTTGTGCTAATTTATCAAATTGAAATCCAAGCTTGGCTGTTGCGGCAGTTGAAGCACCAAAACCTTGTCGTAATTTGTCATTACGTTCTTCAAGTATATTTACTTTATCATACGCATCTTGAGCTTGTTTTGCTAGATATCCAAATGCATCTTGTCGAACTATATCTTTAAAACCTTGTTCATATCCTTTAAATAATCCTTGAAGTGCGGCACTTGCAGCATCAAAAGGATTTGGATCTGCACCTAATCTTGATTGCCGTTTTAAGCGTTTAATAAGATGTAATTGTTCGTTTTGCATGATTGCCATTTTTATATAAATATCATAATGGCGATTTTACGACCTTTCGTTTTCTACGAGCTTCAGCCATTGATTGTTGTTGCGATTTGCGTTGTGCATCTTCGGCTATCATTTTTTCAATTCTGCGAATCCAATAGCGTCTAAGATAAACCGGCATAGTATATAAAGTATTCCAGTCCCATCGTCCTGCTCCATACCATAACATGTTAAATAGCGAATCGTGAAATTTTACTCGGTCTTGTGGTTTAAAACCAAAAAAAGTCTGATCTAATCGGAAACCCGGAGATGAAGGTGCTCCCATCTTCACCTTCAAATTCATATCGCATAAGTAAGTCTGGCATATTGTTTGCAATAAAATCTCGAAACTTTTTAGAATCTTTAGCAAAGAATTTGTATCGAATAAATTCTTGTATTTCTGCCGGATTTCTTGAGTCATTAACTTGTGTAATGCTTCGTTCTAAAAATTCTGATGTTTTTAGGTTAGTATCATCGCCTGTAGATAAAAATTTAAACTTTATTTTGGTACCATCTGGCAATGCATAATCAAATTCTCCATTATCATCTGATTGTAGGTTGAATTCGCCAGAATCTAATTTTGATAAATCTACAACCCGTTTTAATTCATTACCCGTTTTTGGGTCTTGAACTACAACATCATATTCTTTTCCGTAACTTAATATACGAGCTGCAATGATTAATCCGTTTTTATCTAAACGAGAAACTGTTGAATAATCTACAGGAGTTACAATCAAAGCTTCTAGCAATTTATCCAAAACAACGCCTTGTTCAAAATATGATGGATTTGTTAAAATGTCTTCATCATATGCAGTCATATATCGCATTTCTATAGTACCGCTTCGAAGTGGATGATCTTTAGGATATACCATTCCGCGACTTAGCAACGGAATTATTTCGCTAGGTATATTGTTGCGTTTTTCTTGTTCATATTGACGTTTTGCAATTTGAATTAAATCTTGATTTGTAACTCGATCTGTCATATTACTCATTTGTATTTCTCCTATAACTTAATTTATTATAAATATGTTTGAACATGAAAAATGGGGGCAAAAGCCCCCAAATTACATAGATATTAATATTGAAAGATTGCGTAATCGTATTTCAATGTTAACTGTACTGTCATTGCCTCTTCTGTTCCCCAATCCATATCACCAAATGTTGCTTCATTGATAAATGTACCTTTCAATGTCCAGTTTTCAATCTTTTCACCTAATGCACTTAAAACATAAAATTCAACATCTCGTTTATAATCTGCAGAATAACCATCTCGACCCGTTAATGATTCGTGATGTAAACGAACCCAATCCATAACTGCTTGAGCGCCAACTTTTTCAATTGGATCATACAAAGTTATTGATATATCATTCCATCTTGATTTTCCTTTAACTTTTCGGTCAATGTTGATGTGATCTAATACAATCTCACCATTTGTTATGCCGGGACGAGCTGAAGCTTTTACAACGTATGATGGGATATTTGTGCCGGCTAATTGCATAATAAACCGGTTAGCATATTTTGGTTCCCAAGAAAACGCACTACCAAATAAATCGTTTTGACTAATACTAGGTAAAGTTGGTGTTAATGCCATTTTAATTTCCTTTGATTTGTTTTATATAAATATCAGCAAAGTAAAAAAGGTAGAACCGAAGTCCTACCTTTCTTGCAAGTTGTTTACAAACCATTAAAATACTGCACCCGTAGGTTGAATATTGAAATCCAACACTATGAATTCAGCCGTTCTAGTTGGTTGAAGAAGCAATTGACCGTATAAGATGTTTTGATCAACAAGATCCGGTGTATTATTTGAATCATCCATGATAACTCGGAATGCATTTAAGCCTTGACGATTTTTTACATTATCTAAATATGGATTCACAATACTTAAGAATCTTAAGCGTGTTGCATCTGTATTTTGTTCAAATACCAAGTAACGAGTTGAAGATGCAATAAACTTCTTAACTTCAATCAATAATCGACGCACATTTACTCGGTCTAATGCACTCGGAGTTGATTGTAGAGTCTTTTGCCCCCAAATAACTACGCCCTCGTTAGGGAAGTTTGCAATAGGATTAACGCGCGCTGCATATAATGTATCTCTATCTGATTGAGTCAATCTTTTATATGTATCTGTTACAGAGCTTAATCCTCCGCGGTTCAAACCAGCTGGAGCATACCATGGAGCAGAAATTTGATCGGTAAATGCTAATACTCCCGGTACTACCACTGATGGCGGAACCCACAACGGAGCATTAGTTGAAGGATTAATAATGCGCACCCATGGCCAATATGTTGCTGTATAATTGCTGTTGATTGTAGTAACTTGATTGACAACCGTTGCAATATTATCAGTTAATGCATTTGAATCCATTACATAGAATGTATCTTGACGAGTTTCAGCTAATAAACGAGCCAATGATGTTACTGCAGAATGAAGACTGTCAATTATACCTGGAGTAATTAGTAGATTCATATCATAATAATCAGTGTTTCCTAACAATGAAAATGCTTTATTATATGCAATCGTACCGGTACTTGTTGAATTGCTACAATCAAATCCATATGTATTTGCTGCAGTAATATACTGTCCCGCATATTTCTTTAGATTTGGTTTAGCGCCATCAAATCCACCTTGCATTGGAACAATAAATTTACGCGTTGTTAATGCAACATTTGTAGTAAATGTTGAACTTGTTAATGCTGCTTCTAATGAACCCGAATATGGTGCAGTTGATGTTGGAAATCCTGCAGCTGAATTTTGATTAACATTGCCTAAATAAAAATCAGCATTACTTCCGGTGTTTGAACCTGAGGTAGGAGTTGCTGATAAATAATTCAAATTGTTAACATTGCTAAAGTCATATCCAAAATACGTGTTTGAATTAAAGCCTGTTGCTGATACTTGCGAACTAACAATCGCCGTTGAAACTAAATTCAATGAGCCAGATGCCATTGGTATTGTCGACACCAATGCACGATATCCAAATGGAATTAATATTTTATCATTTGTTCTATTTGCAACACCATCGGCAACTTCTACTCGAATATAATTTGATTGATTTGGATAATCTCCATATACTGTTAATACGCCATCGTTATCTACAACTTGATAACGATCTCCAATCACTCTAGCAATATATCTAGATGAATTTGGATCTAAATTAACATTGGTAAATACTTCTACTGCAGGCGAAAGATCGGTATCGGTACGTAATCCGTAAACCGAATTTGGAATATTTGTTGTATTTACTCGTCGAACTTCTACCGTAAATGTACCATATCCGTTTGGATCTGCTGTTTCTGTTGATGTACGTATATCTTTGATACCAATTTTAACATCATAATTAACTGCATTGCCTTGTGATATTGTGTGAAAACGCAATAAATCTTTTGCAACCGCTCCTACTTTTTGCGATGTAATCCATGGAGTTGCTGCTGTTTGAAAATCTTGTACAAATTCATAATTTGGAAACTTAAAAAGTTCCATTGTTACATCGCCTAGGTTTGCAAACTGAGTGTAGGCTGTTGGATTTTCGTATTGTACATATGCTGGATAATCTGGTGATTTTGGTGATCGACCAAATCGTGTTGCAACATATGCATTATTAACTGGTACAATTGATGCAGAAATTGCAACGTTTTGTGATACTAAGAACGATCCATCAAATCCAATGGCTGAATCTGGTGCGGCAGAGAAAGAACCTGAAATTTTAATTGCAAATGACCCAGACCCACCGTCAGCTAATACTGATTCATTAAATACATTAGTTGCACCATCAGTTGTTACTGCTTGCACCGGGTGTAATACATGCGTTACGATTTGTGTTGACCCAGACTTTGCAATAATTGCTAAAGCACCATTAGTTAATTTATATCCATCTTCATACAATAAACGTGTTACAGTAATTACATTTCCGCCATTTGCTAAATAGTTTTGAACTACATATGGTAGATACGAATCATCTGTATATGTTCCGAATATTTGTTGAAACTGATTAAATGTTGTGATTTGTGTTGGAACTAAAGCAGGACCTTTTACTGTTGGTCCTACAATTGATGCTCCAATTTGTTGTATTCCAGCAGCAAGAAACGATTGATCTACTTCATTCGTAAATACTCCTGCCGAAATTAAATTTTGTGCCATTACATTACTCCTATGATTTTTTTATTATAAATATAATGTTATTTATCCAAACCATCTTCAGGAGTGAATGTTCCATCGGCAATATTTATTTGTCCGTCGCCATAACGCTCTCGCATTTTATCAAGTAATTCTGTTTCTTGTTTACGCAAAGATTCAAATGCTGCAAAACAACGTTTCTGTTCTTGCTGTAAAAATTCAATACGTTGCTCTAATGCCAGCTGTTCTAAACGTAACGACCCCATGGTGTTTGAATTTGTAGCAAATTCATCTCGCAATGTTTGAATTTCATCTAAATGCTCTTTATCTAATTTTCGAGTCATAATAACCTTTTCTTGATATTATAATGAAAATGTTTCAATTATCCAAGCATTTTAGTTTTAGACATATCAATCGTAATGGCATCTACTGACAGGATATCTCCTTCTATTGTAAAATCTTCCCGTTTAGTTAATGCGGTTCCTGCTACTATATTTGACATATCTGCATTCAATCCGTAACATGTTTCATCAACATATACATTAACAATTAAATTATATCCGTCTACTGTTTCAACGGCAGATAAAGTTTTGTCTTGTAAAAATTCTTTTAGTGTCATGTGTTTCCTTATGCTGGTATTAATCTATATGCGGTTTCGTTAATAGTAAATCCTCGGCCGGTACCATTAAATGATGCAGTTAAGCCTGAGTTAAATGTTTGATTGATGGTTCCATTAGGGTTGATAGCTACTATACCTTGCACTGCTGAACTGCTGTAGGTTGTAAAATTTCCAACACAATAAATAATTCCATCTGCGTCTACTGTTATTCCGTTTGCTGGAAGTTGGATGTCTATACCGGTTCCTACATTAAATGACGTATCAAGTGTGCCATTACTATTCAATCTTGCAATTCGATTGATTGATGATCCACTATATGTAGTAAAATTTCCTCCGACAATAATTTTACCATCTAATTGCATTGCTACTGCTGAGACTAATTGGTTGAATCCTGCTCCATCATTAAATGTAAGATCAAGAGTGCCATCAGTATTAAGTCGTGCTATTCCGCGATTGGCAGAAGATCCACTGTATATGCTAAAGTTACCGCCAACAATATATTTTCCATCAGATTGTGTTACTGCAGTGTATCCAACCCCATTAAATCCAGTTCCGGTATTAAATCCAGTATCACGAGTACCATTAGAATTAGTGCGCGTTATATAGTTAACCGTAGAACCACTATATGTTGTAAATAATCCTAATACGAGTACTTTACCATCTGCAGTTGGTAATATTGTAAGTGGATATGAATTTAAACCTACACCCGTATTATAAGTTAAATCTTGGGTACCATTTGTATTAAGACGCATTAAACGTGTAGTAGAAGTAGATGAACCACTATATGTTGTGAATTGTCCTCCTACAACGACTTTACCATCTGTTTGTAAAGCTAAATCATGAACAAGATTTGTAGCTCCTGCAGTTCCAACATTGAATGTTGAGTCCAAAGTCCCATTAGTATTTATACGAACTAATCGCGTAGATGCAGAACCGCTGTAATTAGTAAATGCCCCACCTGCTATTACCTTTCCATCTGATTGTCGAGCAATAGTATAAACATCCCCATTAAAACCTATACCAGGGTTGAATGATGAAGATAGTGTAGCAGAATCAGATATCATTGCTATACCAGGTGCGCCTGGGGTTTGGTAGTTTACAAATGTTCCTGCTGTATATAAACGACTTCCCGAGATTAAATTTGCAATTGCAAATCTACTTAAACCAATTCCTGGATTATAGGTTGAGTCTAAAGTTCCATTATCTTTAATTTTAAAGATACGAGGAACCGAAGATCCACTATATGATAGATTATCTGATGCTAGGTATGTATTATTTTCCAAATCAAATGCAATTGAATTGTTTAATCCACCACCCCACCCAGTATTTAAACCAGTACCTACATTAAATGTTGTGTCCTTAGTGCCATCGGTATTAATACGAACTATATAGTTATTAGTTGAACCCGAGTATGTTGTAAACGTACCAGCAACTATTAATTTTCCATCAGATCGTAAATTTGATATCGAAACAGTATTGTTAAATCCGGTACCTAAGGCAAATGCTGTATCTTTAGTGCCATTGGTATTAATACGAACTATATAGTTATTAGTTGAACCCGAATATGAAGCAAATCCTCCGGTAACTAGTATTTTTCCGTCTGATTGGATGTTTACGTTAAAAGCAGAATTACCTAAACCGGTTCCCGTGACAAATGTTGTATCTAGAGTACCATTAGTATTAATTCGTACAATTCTTCCAACACTAGATCCGCTATATGTTGTAAAATCTCCAACAGCAATTACTTTACTATCAGATTGTATTTTAATATCTCTAACAATAGAGCCAGCGCCCGCCGTTCCTACATTAAATGTAGCATCTCGAGCACCATTAACGTCTAATCTGGCTATTCTAGGAGAGGCTATACCACTCACCGTTGTAAAAGCACCGCCAATTATAATTTTATTATCCGATTGTACTGCGATGCTATATACTCCTTGATTTAAAACTGGTGTAGTAAATGTTGTGTCCTTAGTACCATTAGTATTAAGGCGAATTAAATAATTTGTTGCAGATCCACTATATGATGAAAAATCACCTCCAACTATTATTTTTCCATCAGATTGCGTAGCCATACTTCGTACAATATTGTTAAATCCGGCTCCCATATTAAATGAAGTATCAATTGATCCTGATAAGTCTGTTGCTACTAATCGTTTGAATGATGGTGCATTGAAACTACCAAAACTTCCTACTGCATAATAGTAGTTTGGTACGGGAAGTGCAAAGATACTACCCATATAACTTGCTATGTCATTAATGGAAACTCCATCAATATATGTTATAGTACCAAATGCTGCGCCGTTTATTGTTGTAACCATACCGTGTCCTTATAATTGAATCCATTCATTGGATGGTCTAAATTTCATAATCCACTCTGTTCCGCCAGCTTCATGATAACAATAACCCAATAATCTAACATAATCATTTACAGGCACAGTGGTAGACATTGCAGTTCCTACACCTTCTTTAATATATATCGGACTACCATATCCAGCGCCAGCAACACTAGGATATCCTGGTCCGGTGCTTACTATAACATCGCCTTCTAACAATACTTTACCTATGTATGTCATTGGGTCATATCCCATACAGATACCTAGCATTCTTGTTGATGAGTCTGTTGCTTGATCTACTTGATACCACGCTCCGTCATTTCCTAAATATACTAAATCGTTAGCTTGTACAACACTGTCAAATGCAACATCGTTTAGTAACTGTCCTGCGGATCCGACAATTGTTAATAATTTGTCTCTAACAGCTGCACTAACTGTTTGATTAACATATAATCGAGAATCAATTGTTGCTGCAACGCCGTTCCAATTGAATGCACCATCGCCATTTGCATCTAATAGATCGCGATTTGCAAAATCTAAACTACCGCTTCCGGTCTGCAAATCATGAAGTTTTCTTGTAAAGTTTATATCATCAACTGTAATTGCCGTCGTGATTGGACCACCAAACCCATCGCCTTCGCCTTGTACTTTAAATGAACCACTTAATATAGTTGGTCCTTGATTAATTAAAGTTGAAGACCCGGTTATAAGCAAAGACCCGGTAACGGTTAATGAACCAGATACTGTAGCAGAGCCTGTTATTGATACCCCCGATGTCCAGTTTAAATTTTCATTTCCATTACTATCTTTTAATTGACGATTTTGCCAATCAATTGAAGTTTTAGTTCCAGTGTCAATAGTAATTCGATTTTGCCAATCTACTGAATTATTAGAGCCGGTATCGCGCAATAGCCCCGAGTTCCAATTGACTGTATACTCGCCTGGTCCGTTATTAAATTTAAGCAACCGATTATTCCAATCTACGGACTGAGATGCATTTACATCATACAAAGATCGAAGAGTGCCCCAACGCACTGAAAAATTTCCATTACTATCAAATAGCGTCCTGCTATCCCAGTTAACTGAGTCTTCCGTGCTGCCCGGTATTGGACCAGAGCCAATCAATATTTTATTGGTACCATCAATACTGTCTAAGACACTGAATGAACCAGTTACACCTAATGAACCTGTAATTTCTGCACTTCCGGTGTATGGGAATGATGCACCTCCGCCTGGAGCATATGAAGCAGACAATGCATATGATGCACTTACTACGTTTTGTATGGATGATGTAGCTGTCGCCGTAGGTACTGAATTTTCATTACCTACCCACACATAGCCTGGCTGTATGTTAGGTAAATCGTTCGATCGGCCGGCACCAAGTATGTATCCAGATCCGTTAGTTAGGCCAACTTTTGTTACAACACCTAAGTTTTGTATTAAGTTTGAACCAATTGGCTTAGTTCCTGTATATCCTCCTGATTCGCCTACATATACAATTTGTCCAACTTCAAATGCAGCTGTGTTTACGCCTTGTATAAATCCAGAAGACAATGCCTCTCCTTCATCGCCATCATTCAATGTTTCATTCAATACAAATGTT